CCACCATTGTACTCCGAGGCCGTCTCGCCCGTTGTGACCAAGGAGCCATTTAACATGTCGTTCGTGGGCGTGCTATGGCGTGTGGTCCAACCGATGATCACCAACTACATCGCCAAGCAGGGTGACTCAACGGATAGTGATGTTTTGTCGATGTCGTGGGAGGTGGCCTTCAACCGATTCGAAATCGCTGTGTTGCCCGATGGGGCGACAAGTCTTTCGCAGGCTCTATCCGTCATTGCTCCTGACAACTCAGCATTCGGAGCGTACGAAAAAATGCTTCGTTCGAACGGCGGCGATGGCAAAGACCTAGCGGGTCACAAACTGTGCCGCGTCATCGGAGCCGATTCAACACTTCTAGGTTTTGGCATTGTCGCCAAGCCAGCCGCCGCCGTCAAAGGCATCCTTCCGATCAAAAACGCCGAGGACGTTGCCGCCACAGCGTCGCCTTCCGAGCCGCCGGTCGCCTCCATTTTATCCGAGTTGCCGGAATCTCAGCGTGCGATTTTCCAAGGACAGAATGACGGTTTCGTCCTGTGCGACATCGCGATGCAAAGTGGCGAAATCCACTCTCAAATCCCCGTCCACAACGGTCGCTACATCCCTCGCGGAATCGACGTGACCCAGATCGTCTCGGTAGCGATTTGCAAAAAAAGTGAAGAAAAAATCATAACTTCCACAAACGCCAGTGTAACCACCCATACAGCCAACACCATGAAGATTGAATCAATCCCACAATTGGAGGCCGCCCTCGGCAAATTTGAGTCCGCCGCAGCCGTCATCGATTTTGTCAAGGCCATTCAGGATGGCAGCACCGAGTACGTCACCAAGCTGGAGGCTCAGGAAAATCTCGTAAAGAACGCCGAGGCCGCCCGCATTGAGAACGAGAAGCGCGCGAAGGAGCTGGAAACCTCTCTGGCCCAAGTCCAGAAGCAGCTCGTCGAAGTCCGCGCCGCCGCTGAGGCTGCCGAAGCCCAGCAGAAGCACTCGGAGCGCATGGCCGCTTTCGATGCTGAATTCGATCTCGACGACGATGACCGTAAGTTCCTCGGATCCGATATCAAGGATCTCGATGACGCCTCCTTCGCCGCCTACAAGGCCAAGTGCGACAAGCTGATGGCCGCCAAGAAAAAGGGCAAGCCACCCGCCTTCCTGAAGAAGGACGACAAGGATGCCGACGACGCCAAAGCCGCAGCTGCTGCCCTCATCGACGCCGAGAAAGTCAAGCAGGCTCTCGCCTCAGTCCAGCCCAATGGCGACAAGGGCGCGCCGCCCCACTCTGTTACGGTCAAGAGCACCCTGACCGACGAGTTTGCCGCCGCCTTTGGCGATTCCTTCAAGATCAACGGCAAGTCCGCAACCGAACTCTCAAAATAACCCACCCCACTCTCTAGGAGACTCTACCCATGGCTACAATTCGCAATCGTTTCTACCCCCTCCACGACATTGATGAGCACAACGTCATCAATCTGTACTCGGCGATGCTGGCGTCGCCGGCACCCTGATGAAGGTCGTGACCGGTTCGGCCAACCCGCAGAACGCGGACGGCTTCACCAATACCGCCGTTGGCGCGTCCATCGCCGGCACGTTCAGCTCCCGCTACGAGACCAAGTTGAAGATGACCCCCACGGTCTCGGGCGACACCCGCTACACCGCGCTGGGCCTCTCCATCTACAGCACGCTCGAATACGACGAGAACGGTATCCCGCTCAAGTACAACGACCGCCGGGCTCGCGAGATTCAGGCCGTCCGTTCGGGTGAAACCGTCCCCGTGCTTGTCAAGAGCACCACGATTGGTATCTGGGGCAACTACATCGACCAGTCTACCAGCCCAATCCAACCCGGCTTCGTCCTTTGCGTGTCACGTTCCGGCAACGGTATCCTCGCTTCGGTCGATCAGACCAGCGCTGCGGCTTTCCGTCAGCCTTCCAACACCGGCACTGTCGGTGGCGCGTTCATCTACGGTCCGGAGCACATTGTGGGTAAGATCCTCACGTCTCTGCCGACCGCAACCAACACCGGTCTCCAGAACGAGTTCACTGCTCAGGGCGGTTACGTCCTCGCTGAAGTTGACTTCACCGTCTAATCTCCACCCACCCCAAGGAACCCACTCACATGAAGATCACAATTGAAAAGAACGAGAAGAACTCCAAGCTTCTCCGCCTGATGGCCGACAAGAACATCGTCACGGCGATGGAGGCCCGCAACGCGTTTGCGGCTTTCATTCAGGCCCCGGTGCTCAAGGTCATTCAGTCTGAACCGGTTATCGGCAACCTGTTCACCACCTCCACCTACGACTACGGCACCCCGTCGTCCATTCCGCTGGATCCCCTGTTTGACATCAAGCAGGCGGACTTCATCAAGGTCTGGGCGCAGTCCCGTCCGGGTGGTCTGGCGACGAGCCAAAACTCCAGCATCGACGAGCTGATGGTCATGACCTACATGCTCGAAAGCGCTGTCTCCTTCAAGCAGGACTACCTGCGGGCGGCTCGCGTCGAGGTTGTGGCGTCCTACCTCCAGCGCATGGCGCAGGAAGTCATCGTCAAGCAGGAGGTCAACTCCTTCGGCGTGCTCGGTGCGGTTGCCGCTCAGTCCACCTACCAAAAGAACGGTGTGGCCACGCAGCAAGTCCTTCGTTCCTATACGCAGGGTACCGTTGTCCCGCAGGACATTTCCCGCCTCGTCACCCTGATGAGCCGCGTCAACAGCTCGTGGGTCGGCGGCACGCCAAATGGTGCCGGTCGTTCCATCACGACTCTCGTGGGCTCGCCCGAGTTCATGGAGCAGATCCGCAACATGGTGTTCGAACCTCTCAACACCACGCTGCGCAACACCTATCCCCTCGCTGGTCCCGACAAGTTCCGGCAGGACATCTACGACTCCGTGGGCAATCCCTCGGTCTACGGGATGGAGCTGATCAATGTCTATGACATGGGTCAGGGTTTCCCCTACAACATCGTGTACGGCACCTATGCCGGCTCGACGGGCTATGCCAAGTACGGCCTCGCGGCTGGTACGGCAGCGTTCTCGCCCGGCTCCGAGCAGGTTGTGCGGGGCATCGACCGCCGGCAGGACTTCTTGGTCCGCCTCGTC